AACCATACTCTACCAAATGCGCGTGTCGTCCACCTTTCCAGTAGTTGAATCCTGCCATAACGGACACTTTGCTTTTAATTCTTATCCATCCTACTGACTGTCTTAGATTACCCGTATCTTCTATTGCTTCAGATTTTTGTTTTAATCCAGTAATTACAACTTTACCTGCGCGTTCAAGTATAGTTTTTTTACTTATAGACGTATTATATTTATCAAGTATTTTATAAAAATCGCCTACAATTTTATTCATTTGTTGATCTATATCTGATCGTCTCTGAGCAGTATCTCTATTGACAGTGTATCTTCCTGTACGGTAAGACTCTCTTAATCTAGTATTCAAAGCTTCTGATAATCTTCCCATTACTTCACCAATTTACATTTCAACTTCATATACCTTTTTCTTCCCATCGACTCCACGCGTACAATGTCGTAGGTCTCTGATCCGTACAACACCTGATCTTCAACATCGCACAATTTATATCTGCATACAAACTCCCTGTAATCCATAACGGTCTGCTTGTCGTTAACGTCCTCCTCGTCACGCATCATGTCAACAACATGGCACGCCAAAATAGTATCTACCGTGGTAACATTAGTCACTTCACCGAGGTCGTTAGTAGTCTCCGCTCCGCGTACTTTCAGCGTCAGTTTCTCGTCCATCGCGCCGATGGCAATCTGCTGGCTCAATGCGTTGGCGTAGATCATAACACTAACGATTCAGCGTCAAGTAATAAGTCAGCTGATCGACGGAAGACAGCTACGTTCTGTGATCTGTTCTCCCTTTGTTCATACATCTCAGCAACGATCAAGTAGGCCGCTTGTTTTACCAGGTCTGATACCTGGCAGTTTACTATAACTTCAAACTTGTACTCGTAACCATCCGTCAACGCCTCGTCGTAGTACCTCATGTACACGCCATAGTCATCCAGCTGATCAGTCTCTGGTACAATCTCTGACCATGTGCCATCTTCCTGGCGTTCATTAATCGATTGAATAATCTGCGTCCCCTTCGGTAATTCAAACCAATGATCATCTGCGTAACCTATGACGGTAAGGTTCTGAGACAAAATCGGTCGGCCAATGTATTTCTCAATGTAGTCCCCGGCGGCACGGATGTAGCCTTTGATCAGCGTCTCGTCGCTGTCATCAAAGATACGAAGATGATTCTTGAGGTCATCATCGTAATCAACTACCATCGCTTTTTTTGCCGCTGAAGCAATTACTTTCATATCGCCTTTATAAATCCTTTCTTAATCAATTCGTCGTACCTGTCATTGTCAACCTCAACCACATCACCAATTTTCCCCGGTAATCCGAACGCATGATACATGGTCTTGATGACTATGCCTTGGCGCGTCCACCCAGTTGGTTGTGATGTTGGTGTGACAACTCTTGTCTCGTATTGCGGTGTCGTTCGTCTTCCTTTTGCCATTGTCTTTATTTTTTAAAAGGGGAGAGCGTCAACTCTCCCCTATATAATCGACTTCAGTACACCCTTAGGAGAGCGCTGACCAAGTGATGTCGTTACCGAATGCGAATGATTTAGGCTGTTTCAGTTTCACATCCCAGTAGCTGTTAATAGTAACAACAACCTGACCTGTACCGGCGGCAGTGTATGGATCTACAACGAGATCAACTCCTGTGCCGAAATTCGCAATAACTAAATCTGCCCAGTTACCGAAGATCACCGCTGTCTTTGTGGACGCAATGTTAGTCGGAACGAGTGTAGATACTGCAACATTGTAACCTAGTACGGTGTTGGCGTTGTCCATAACAAACATTCCAGATCCTGCGTCAGTAGCCAACTGCATCAATTCACCCTTAACGATCGGATTCATCAAGAATGACATATTCGCCACGTCTGCATTTTCAACTGCAATCTTTGTTATCAGATCAATCAACTTCTCACGAGTAACCGCGCCACCAAAAGTAATATCACCAACACCGGAAGTACCGAGGATACCGTCAATGTTTGCGCTGTTACCTTGGATTGCTGCGCTATCAACCGCACGAGCGACTGCGTTTTCCAGTTCTCCTCTTACCCATGCCTCAGCATCAAATGAAGACTGAATCAGTAACTGCTTACTTACCGTTGTCTGTGCAGCCAATCTGTTAGGCCTCAATGATACCAATCTTGTAGATGGATCTGTATTAGCTACTGCATCATTTTCCCCCTCCCAAGTTGCGGTCGAGATGGCATTTCCACCGGGTAAATCCAGATTCGATGTCAAACCCGTGAGCAAGGTTGCCCCTAATCCAGCCATGACGGTACGCGGTCTCAATGCCGGAATGATGGCAGAATCCAAGTCAGTTGCAATCAAGTTACCGGCAGTTGCGGCAGTTGCGGCAGTTTGCGCTCTCATCATGAATGCAGGTAGTGCATAACCTGTTATTGCTGTACCGGCAGATCTTGCCTCAGACATTGCCTGTTGATGTACTTCACCTTCAGCGCCGCCCATGTTCTCAGGTGCGACTCCACGGCTCAACTGATTGAGTACCTTCAAAAATGAAAATCTCTCAGTTACTTTCTGCTCCTCTGACTTCTTAGCATTACGCATCTTTGACATCGCAATCTGCGCTCTCGCCTCCTCCTTCTTCTGCTCTACCTGGATCGATTTGTTAATTGCGGAAATGTCGCGGCTGAGTGTGTCAAACTGCGACTGCTCAGTTTCATTGAAATCTCTCTGCTGCGCATCAGCTGTGTTCAGCAGTTCTTCCTGCTGTGTCAGCATCTGGTCAAGCCTTACCTGTAATTCGTTAATGTTCATTATATTATTTTTTGATGTTAAATAAAATATCTCTTTTCTGCAAGATTCAACAGGTACTCACGCTGTCGGCGCACTTGATTAATCTTGTGCCTGTAATCTCTTTTAAATCCTTCACTTTTATGCCCCTCAGTCTGCTCCATCATGTAATGATCGAACGACTCAAGACTTTTCTTGATAGCGTCAGGATTCGACGGGATGTTGACGATGGAAAACTCCTTCAAGATCGCACCATCAAAGTAGTACGTCTCCGGATCTTCATTCATTCGCTCTACGCCCCAATGCCCGGCAGTCGGCATAAACCCTACAGATGTGCTGTTTAATGTGCCAAAGTCTACTTTTCTTAGAATTTTCTCAGCTAAGGGATTGATATCTTCCGGCTCGAAGTAAGCACGCCCTACCAATTCAGCACCCTGCTTACTTGCCTTTCCTGGGCCGAGTACGTTGTCAGGAGATTCCATGCCGGTCATGTGTTGATAGTAGAACGCACCTGATCTGTTGTAGTCCTCAATGTCCCATCCATCCATCTTAATGATAGTGCCGTGCGAATCTCTGCGCTCGTTGCTGATCACGAATTCACGTTCGCGAGAATCGTCGTGAATGCCTCTAATGTCGGTTGCTTGGTTATATGTCCTGAGTATCATCTTCGTTGTCTATGTCGTTATCATTGTCCGGCTGATCCGGCTTTTCCATGTAGTAATCCTGTGCCTGCTCTAATGGAATTGTATTAAGCATTTGATAGAATGTCTGACCCAATCCGTTGCGGATAGGATTCATTCCTTCTACATCTCTGACTTCGTCTTTGTTCATGAATCCGTGACTGAGTGCGATCTGATGCGCCTGGTACCTGGTCAACATATCTACTCGATACAATCCCTTCAATTCGAATTTCATATAGAACCGTCCGCGCTCAGATGGCGTGAATAGCTTTCTATTATGTTCGTTCTCAAGTAAAATAGTCAACGGTGCAATCGTGATCGCTAGGAATCTGTTGAACTCTGAATCTGCCTTATTGTCTGCCAAGTCGCTGCGCCCAATCAATGACAACGGAACGCCAAAGATGCGCGCTATATCCTCGACTGCAAATTTCTTCGCTTCTATCAGCTGAGAATCTGCGAATGGTAAGTTATAGCGCAATGCTTCATATTTGAATCCTTGCGGCAGCGCAGCTATTCCACCATTCTTGCCGGTAGCTTGGTCCTGGAATTTCTGACGCAGATAGTCAAGTTCATCCTTACCAATCATTCGCTCAGATGTCAAGTAACCACTAACAGACACGCCATCCTTGTACATATCAGTTGAATAATTGCCTATCTGCCCCGCATCCGTCAGCGTGTTGCGCTTCAACTGAATCCGGCTAAGTCCTTTGATTCCGTCGAAGTTAAAGTCCATCAAATGGATCATGTCACGCTGACTGACTGCATTTGATATGCGTGAGTTCATATCTGTGATCTTGTACCATCTCTCCTCCACTCCTTCCATGTCCAGAATGTACGGCTCAACCTGTTCGGGTTCTAATCTCTTTAGCCCCACTACTCTACCACCCTGGCGTAGAATCAATGCGTAGGCATTGCCATACAACAGGTAGTCCGCAATCATCTGGCCGTAGTAATCAGCAGCCGTGTACAATGTGTACGGTTCTGAATTGATCAAACTGTATAATGGATGTTGTGGCGCTGGATACTTGCCATCTGTACGTTGCTCTACAATCTTTGGACTGACCAGCGACAAAGTACGCTGAATTACATCGATGCAGTCAAGGACTACACCTATGCTAACAGATTTTTTCGTAGTTACGACTACCTGCTTTCCTCCCATTTGTAACGGTAGGAAATAGTTTTCTAAGTCCATAACGCGTCGCTGTGGCTTAGATTGACGTGAGAAGATTCGTGAAAATACACTCATACCATGCAAACATATAGCTTTGGATGATATTTTGGTGTAACTATTTTCTAAGCTTCGTAACTACACTTGTGCGGATATCTTTCCTGGACCCAATCAATGAACTCCTGATTAATTGCTTCGTCATGAATAGAGATCACATCGGTAAATATTTCCATGTTTTCAATCTCGTCGCGTGTAGCCTTATTTCTTATAATCGGATCAAGTCTGTCAATGCCTTGTACTTGTGCGTGTTTCGCGTAACTTGACTTTACAAGAATCCCACCTTCGTAATTCCTGTTATAAGTCATAGACAAAAACTCAGATTTTTTTATCCGCATCGGAACGTGAATATCATAGTAGTCTATCATCCGAGTTTCATTTATAGTATCAACTACCAATCTTCTGTACGGATCTGATCGCTTTCGTTCCATTACGTCAGCCAATGCCTGTCGTGAGTAGTAATGCGGATAAGTTGTAGCCTGTAATTCCGATGTCAAAAAATAGTCATCGTTAAACAAGATGAATTCATCACTAACTTCCGGATGCTCGCACGCAGCCTTGATTTTGTCATGGATGTTGTTTGCCTTCGGATGGTACTCTTTGAATGGTATATGCTTCAGATTCTTTAACCACTTCGGCATAAAACCAACTATCCAAATGTTACGGTAGCCGCGTAGATTTTTTTCTATCGATCTAAGGCAAAACCGCAGTTCATTGTTACTGTTAACAGATCCGGTGCCAACTGGAATAACGACATCTATTAATGACCTAGTAACTGACCGTTTTGTCTTCATATACTCAACTATCTGATCATGTTTAGATTGAGCATCCCTTAGCATAGACACAGAATGCTTTCTGTAGAAAAACAAATACTTAGGTAGTATCTTAATCTTATACCCATGCTCTGCGGCACTCAGCCAAAAGTCCCAGTCCTCATATCCGTCCTTCATCTTTTCATCGTAGCCGCCTATATCCTTCCACATAGACTTTCGAAATAACGAGCAGCACGTTACTGGATTCTGAGATCTAAGATAGTTTGAATCGACATTCGTAACATATCTTTGGTGCTCTCTATTTGAGTTTTCAAATGTTTTGAACCACGTCCCCACAACATCCACCTCATCCATCATTGTCATCGTTTTTTCTAGAAACTCCGGGTGGATCTTGTCGTCCGCATCGAGCGGCAAAATGAATTCTCCTTTCGCTGCCTTTATTCCTGCATTCCGCGCACTGCTTAGTCCGCCGTTCTTTTTCTCGATGCATCTCACACCAAGTAAGTTGGCGGTCTCGGTAGTATTGTCCGGAGACCCGTCGTTTACTACAATTATTTCCCATGCCGTAAATGTTTGACACTTGACCGAATTGATAGCATCCTTCAAAAAATGCGCTTGCTTATAGCAAGGAATTACGACGCTGACGATTACTTTTTCCATGAGTGTGTATAATGGTGAACGCAATACGTATCTTCTTTTACTTCTTTTGGGTCGAATTTCTCATGCCACCTGTGCCCTGATAGGCATCGTTCCGGCATGATTGTGGTGGCGTGACCTTTATAATCGCACTTGGTAGGTACGTCCAAAAATCTGTATTTGAACTTAGTGTTAGCATAAATCAAATTACTAACTAGACGCGGACCAGTAGCAAGTTCAATCTCAGGCATATTGAAATCGATGTTGTCCATGAATTCCATGCAGTCTAATAGGAAGTTGTGACCCGGCTCACTGACGATACAATGGTTGTTAATCCATCGCTCAGACTCCATGCCAATCGTCAATCCTTCAGTAAAATCGAAAGACTTATACATCTCAACGTCAAGGTCTATGTACGCACCGCCGTACCGGTGCAGCAGATAGTATCTAACATAGTGGTTTAAGACCGTGTAATTTCTATTCTCCAAACACCACTTGACACATGGCCTGTCGTATATGTCATAGATCACCGTGTTGCCAATTGGATGAATAATCCACTCCGGCGATAGTATCTTTTGCCACGACTCTATATACTTATTGAATTGTTCCGGCATTTCCTTTTCGCCCAACCAAATCTTGAATACAATTCTCGGAATTTTATATGTGCTCTCCATGCGCAAAATATCTTGTTTTTCCTACTTTAAACGATTCATAATTCCTATACCTCCTAAACCCTGTCAGGTTCTCAACCAGTTCCTCAGTCTCAACCCATGCAGCTCTGTACGCTCCCTTCCTATCTTGGAGCGATTGCAGCACTTGAAAGTACAACTCAAAGTACTGCTGCCTACTCATTACCCGAACATATCTCTAAGTGACTGCATCGACATCTCTTCCTCCCGGTTCAATTCTGTACTCATCCACGCCGCCAGTGCTGTAACTAATGACGCTACTCCGTCAATCTTATTTTGGCTCTTACCCTTCGACGGTTTGATGTTGCCCGCCGCGTCCTGTTCTATCTCTACATTGCCCATCATCCATCTATCTACCGGATTATCATCATGTACAATCTCCCGGCTCAAAACCATCGTTTCCAGTCGCTTCGTTGCAGGCGATAGTGTGATGAATCCCTGGCGTACCGCTCCACACGATACACCTTCAGCCTCCAACTTCGGTACTATCAAGTCGGCGTTGTATGGGTCGTATCCAATCAATTCTACGTTATACTTCTCGCAGCTGTCCAATAGATCACGGATGATGTAGTCGTAATCAATCACGTTGCCAGGTGTTGCCGTCACGTATCCTTTAGCTACCCATTCCTTATAATCAACACCGTCTGCTCTGCGGCCCTGATTCGCTTTTTCTTCCGGTACGTAGTAATGGTTGCGGAATGATTTTGTTTCCGGCCACAGGTACGTAATGGCCGTCACATCCACCCGGCTACTTAAGTCAATGCCTATAATGCAGCGTCCTTCCTCTTGTACTTCGCCTTGGCAAGATATCCAGTTTTCGTCCGATATCCAAACTTTGGCAGCGTCCGTCCATAGACATAAGTTTTTAGTTTTAAACTCCACAATAGAACTGCCACCCTCAACTACTGCATTTTGATACAATGCCCTCATCTGTTCTATGCGTGGACTATTTCCAAGATTTGGATTTGCTTTGATCCAAACATTTTCATTTTGCCAATCATCGCCTTCGTCAAGAGTAAACATAATGCCAAACAATGAATTATTTTCTACCTTACCATCAAGTACATCAGCGACTACTTTTCTAAAGTCATAACACGCGCCCTTATGGAATCCACTTGTTGTCACGATGTAGATTAATGGCTGTAATCGTGCGCCGATCCCTGTTTCAATCACTTTTAGAAGAGCGTCGCTTGGAGCAGCGTGATATTCGTCAATTACTGCAAACGATGGACTTGCTCCATCTTGTGTGCTTGCATCAGCAGTAAGCCGTGTAATGTATCCAGTTGTTTCTGTCTCAACAATACGGTACTGCATAACGCGACTTTTGCCAGCAAACTTTTGGCTATCGCGTGCTAACGATTTAGCCATTGAAGTAGCTGCTGCATATACAAAGTTTGCCTGGTCTCTGGTGTTCGCGCAAGAAAAAACCTGAGAAGCGTGTTCACCGTCGAAGAAGCAAGAGTAAATTTGGAGGGCGGCTGCAAGTTCTGACTTGCCAGACTTACGGGCAGTTTCAATGTAAGCTTTCCGAAATCTTCTGTACCCGGTAGATTTGTCAGTCCATCCGTACAACATCGCAATTATAAATGCCTGGAATGGTTGCAGATCAAATAGTTTACCGCCATAACTTCCGGATGTATGCCTCATCAGTTTTACAATAGCGATGACCCGATCCGCTTTTTGAGTGTCAAAGAAAAACCTATCGTTTTTGAGATCATTCAAATGTCGTTGCACCGCAAGCTTTACAAACTTGTTGTGACGATCATGGTTTTTCTGTACATCATCTATGAACTGATCGTATAAAGTCATCCCACTATCAGCGACACAATCAAAAAAGCAACAGCAATAACTACAAAAACACTACCGACTACGGCAATCATTTCATCTTCTAGTTTTGGATCATAATTCATATTAAATCATTTATTGGATCATTCAAATCATTTTCGCTCTCCGCCTTCCCGGCACTAATCTTTGAGACCACAAACGGGAGTAGCCGTGTTGCTATCTCTATTCTGTCCTTTACACTTAAGTCCGGATCTGTGTCCAGGTACGCTAGTTGTTTTTCAATCGCTAATCTGACGCGTTCTCTTAATTCTTGCTTTGCCATGTTGTTTAGAATTAGTCTAAATAAAAATAAATACCTTAAAATCGTTATAAATATGCATGTATTTCACCCGACGGCTTCCGTGCAGGCCATTTGAAAGCATTTTAAACGGCCTACGGGTCGCGTGATTGCATTATTTCACTTCGTATGAGTAATCTATTGTATATGTTGCTTGCGTTCGCCTATCGCGCTCTAATGCGATCATGTGCGGTCTTGCTTCATCGACTCTCCTCTGTAGCTGTTCGACTAAGATACACAATCGTTTGTGTTCAGCGTTCAGTCTGTCAAGTTCGTTGAGTAACTTAGTTAGACGTAAATGATATTCCGTATCCGTCATCGTATCCTCCATTTAATTGTTCTATAATCTCGTCTAGTGTCGTGGCTACCGTCAGTGTGATTGGTGAGCCCTTTAGTTTTATCTGTGTTATACCGCCAAGCTCACTCATGTACACTATCTCGTAGATGTTAATCAGTAATCTTCCGTCTTCTGTTTCTACTTCTACAAAGTCCATGCTGGTATCTTTTCGTTGTTATCATTTAGTTTCCATTCGTGCATCGCTTGCCCTCCCGCTTCCTTCCTGGTCTTCACTGCGTGACAATGTCGACACAATGCCTGATGGTTTACCGATGACCAGAACGACCCACCGAGATGGATTGGAATTACGTGATCACATTGCAACTCTTCGGCTGGGAATAACCTCTTACACATCGCACACTCCGGATGCGTCGCTCTGAATCTCTTGGTATAGTTCTTCCATTGATTCATTGCGTACCGCTTATCCTTCGGCTTGTCGGCTTCAACCTTCAATGCCTTGACCGTGCGTTGTGTCTGTAGGTATATTCTATTCCTCTGAGCCACAGTAATCCCTGTATTCCTGAAATGGTATAATCCCTTCTATTGCTGCGTCAGTCTGCTCGTCATGCCATTTTTTTATTCTACCTACTGGTTGGTTCGTCTCAATGTCGAACTTAATCTCATGTAGATAGTAACCATAGTGGTCATTGAACCTGAATAGTGTACCGTTATGCGTTGTAACTGCTTCCTCAAGTTCCACTCCTTGTTTAGCTTCGAATTTTACAACAACATCTACATCCATACTCTTACCGGTTGTACTTTCCATCCTGTTAATTTTTCTATGAATTCATTGTCTTTAGAAATCGCCATTACCTGGAATCCGTCTTGCGTCATTACCCATCCTTCTCGGAATGCGTCAGATCGTGAATCATCAAGTCTGTACCACATCAGAAAGGTAAGTCGTTAGGTGTACTTACTATCTCTACCGGTGTACCCGTTGCGGCCTTCGGGGCATTCAAGTTACCGACATAGACTTTCTTTTCCTGAGAGTCCTTTGGTTGTGACAATTGGACGCTTCCCATCTTGCCGTATTGGTCCGGTTGCTCATTAACCCAGATTACGATGTTAGCGTACTTCTTGCCATTCTTTGCAACTGTGATGGCTGCGTGTCCTTCCTTTGATGCCGTGAACAAATCGTCAAGACAAATTGATCCTGTGTGATACATTGTTATTGCTGTTTAGTGATGAAATCTTTTAATCGCTCAATAAGTTCCTTCTTCCCAATCGCGTCAATCATTGACTGACGCACCGGTACCGGGATCTGTCTAAGCTTGTCTTCAACTACTGGCCTTCCCATTACTGTTGTTGTAAGTAGTTATTCAATATCCTATTCAATGCCGCCAGGAATACTCTCCTGTCGTCCGCTGTGATAGCTTCGTTTCTGTCGATCTTGTCGCGCAGTACTACCACTGCGTCTATCGTTGTTTTATCTGTCATTGTGTGCATTATTACTTCCAAATAATTCGCCAAGTCCATCGCCTCCTGTTGAGCGTGTTCTAACCAGTCGCACAGCGACAGATCATCACGCTCCAGTGTCACTCCGTACTTCTTTAGTCCGGTCTCTGAGCGTGTCTTGATCTTCTGAATGACTGAGTAAACGTGCTTGTCCATTTGTTTGTTGTTTAAAAAACCGACGCGCATTCCTACGCGCCGGCAATTATGCAAAGAATCTCAAAGTATAATTCCTTCCTGTGAAAGGAGATAGTTAAGATGTTCCCTGATGGTATAGGCAGCATCTTGATTTATATCATCCACACCATTTTTGTAAATCGACCTTAAATACTGATCCATCTCCCAAATGACGCTGTACATCTTCTCAGCATCCTTATGAATACCCCATTCTACACTTTCCTCCGGCAAGTTGAATTCTAATATTGCTTTCATGTTACAAATATATATAATTTAATTAAATATTTAAATCTAGAGAGTAAATTTTGACTTTGTTAACTTGTTAACTTGTTAAGTTAACATTTTTCTCGCGTACGCATATATATATATATATATATTATATTATATTTATATTATATTATTTTAGTTAACAAATAGGCGTAAAACGCTGATTATCAATTAGTTTGGTGTTAACTTAGGTTAACAAAATAGTTAACAAAAGTGTTAACTAGTTAACAAAATTTGGACTATTTTATACCTTTTTTCGCCAAAACCTGTGTTACGTTTGCTCTTGAGACCTTCAATTGACGTGCGATGTCCGCTTTTTTGACTCCTTTTTTGTAAAGTTCAATGATCTTTTCAGACGTTCCAATACCCTTAATTTTTGCAGAAATTTCGTTTATATCCGTCTTTTTTGAAGTGTCAGCAAAGACATTCATTGCTGAATTTAGGAAATAATCGCATAATTTTTCCGCGTTTTCCATACATTTTAGTGTCACTTTTACATCGTTTTCGTCGAACTTTTCGAGCAATGCGCACATCAAAACAAACCGTGGATAGTAAGTTTTCAGTTTGTTTACGTAATTTCTCATGTGCGAAAGCTCGTCGTCTTCCTGAATTTTGCACAGCTTTTCGTCTATTTTTTGCATGAATTTTAATTGCTCAGAATCCATTTGCAGGTAAATTGTGTCGCTATCTTTGTAGTATGAAAATGCCGAGTGAACGTCTTGCATCAGCTTGTTATACCATGCGTTATAATCTTCGTCTATAGATTCAAGCGAGAAACGATTTATTTTTGATTGAGATTCCGTGAACAAAAAACGATCAATAAGGCCGTTTTCACCCTGCTTTGAAACGACATCTGCAAGCACATCTGGCTGGATTGTGCCTATTAGATTGATGCAAATATTGTTTAGTTTCATTGTGTCGGCACCTGCTCTGTTGATCGTTATTGAACCGTTATTAAAAGATTCAAGCCAAAATGCCTCGTCTGATCCATTGCGGTACTTGTTCATATCTTGCATGAATCCTATCAATTCATCCTTGTACATGAGTATGCCTCGAGGGTTCAATACGTGCATTTTATGCAACGCCTCCAATGTAGAATCCTGTACAAGTATCTGCCTAAAAAACGGCTTTGGATAGCCTTTACGATCCTTCACATCCATAGAATTATACTCGTACAATTCAGCCTGGTATCGCTCAAAGGATGCGTCATCAATCTTTCGTATAGGTTTCAACGCAGTAGTCAAAGGGTGCGTCTTCATGACTCCAGGCTCTCCGACGATTGCAAACCAAAATATGCTTTGTGCATCCCATCCGTTTTTTACGCGAAGTTTGTACTTGTTTCCGTTTACGCTGGCGATGGCCGACAAAATAGAAACAGCGAAATAATCCGGTGTGAATTGCAAGGTACGTTTAGCTTCTAAAATGTAATTCCTTAAAAACACCGGAAAAACGTCAATCGGGAAATCTATCTGTTTTCTTTCTTCTTCGTAATCTATCTGCTCTGCAACATCCATCCCGTAACGCCTCCTTAGGTCATCTTTTGCGTCCTTCCAGTTCCCATTATGTTTGTATTTGCAAAAGATGTCAAATGGTGTATATCCTCGCCCTGATACGAATTCAGGCACAGAGGATGAGAACACATAGAAGCAATTATGAAAACGTCCCCACGTCGCGCTTATGCCGTCATCTACGCTTTTGCCTGGACGCGTCCAGTATTCGATTCCGTCGCGCCTTGTTTCTATGTAATTCCATCCGTTTTCGCACAAGAGCGTTTTGGCTTCATTTTCGCCCTCGTTGTTGTACTTGCCGTCCGGTTTACTCTCGTCCCATTTATCAGGCCATAATCTACCCTCTGACGTTATTGTTTTTATTTCCGCTCGGCTAAAAGATTGAGCGTACGAAAGTAATCTATTTACATCCTGTGCACTATTTCGTTCTATGTTCTCAATTGCAAGTCCTTGCAGATAAATGTATCCATCCGATGGATAAGTAAGGAAATAAGACCCAGTACCGCGCGTTTCAATCATGGCTGTGCCGTCTGAGAATGTGGCTAGTTTCTTCGTCGCTATTGGTTCTTCTGTTTTGATTACAATGTGAAATCCTCCTGATGGCGTTCTGATTACTGAGCAATTATTTTCTATTGCTCTGAATGCATCTGATCTTATAAAATCATTAAATATCTGACCCACGTCGTTCCCTTGCTTTTGATCGAAGTCGATACACAGCAGGTTATCACTGACTGGTCCACATGCAAGAGCGATTTTTTGCACGCCGACAAATGCGTTTAAATCGCTATGCTTTTCTGTCAGATACGTATGCCCACTTTTAAGGGCCGGAATCTTGCCGGCACCTATTGGGAGTGGATTAAGATCAGCTGCAACGTAGATTTCAGCGTATTGTTTGATTTGGTTCATTAGAATAGGCTTAACTGTCTTTTCTGATCAATCAATGTACTTAGATTTCGTTTTGCAAGATCAAAGTAAGATTCTTTTAATTCAAAACCTATACCTTTTCTGTCCATTTTTACAGCTTCATAAACTTCTGATCCAATTCCCATAAATGGCGTAAAAACAGTATCTCCTGGATTTGTCCAAAGCTGTATTCCTCGGTGTATAACATCAAGCTGTAATGGGCATATATGCCGCTCGTCTTTTTCATGCCTAGCAGACATATATTGTAAAGTATTACTTGGATCAATATCCATCCATACTGGCGATGCGTATTTTTGCCAAATGTCAATTGATAGTCTACCTTCAGATTTAAAGTCATTCATATCGCCAGCAAAATGATCAAATTCACCTATAACAGGTTCTGCGTTTTCGCCTGGTTTTTTCATCGTAACTAAATAATCTGGTATGCCTTGACGGCTCATACAACTATCCTTTACCACTTGTTTATGCAATAGACCTATAGCTTTAGTTCTTTGCATTGCTATGACCGGGTCTTTCCAAATGCATACCTCAGAATGATACGTAAATCCGCATTCTTGAAATAACCTAATAATGTCACCGCGAAAATCTTCAATGCCGATAAATCCATGATGGCTTTTTGTAGTCGGTAAATTCATGCAATGAATTGAAACATTTCTACCAGGCTTTAGTATTCTAAATAAGTCTTTTACTAAAAATTTAAAATGCTCAAAAAAATCATTATAATTCTTTGAGTTACCCATATCTTCAATGTGATCTGAGTATGTGTATAAAGATGCAAATGGAGGGCTAAAAATAGAATAATGGACAGAATTATCAGGTATTTCCTTTATTAGTTGACAGCTATCTCCACGCTTAATTGTGTAATTGGCATTACTAACAGACGTTGTATCTAATTCAGTTTGTTTCAATGTTTTACCTTCTAAATTAAGATTGATTGCATCGCTCATTTCCTTTTGCATGATTTCAAATTGTTTTTGTTTTTGATTAATTGATTGAACTACGTTTACCATTGTATCAGTTGTAATTAGGTAAATGTTTACTATGTTTTTTTGACCAAATCTATACGATCGCCTTATTGCCTGGTATAATCCTTCAAACGAAAAATCGAGAGAAGCAAATATTTGATTACGACAGTTTTGGTAATTAAGTCCGTATTGAGCTATTTTAGTTTTTGTAATCAATATTCTAAATTCATTGTTTGCAAAACCTAATAGCATTTTTTCTTTGTAGTCGGCAGAATCGCTACCCTTAACCTCTACAGCCTCAGGTATTAATTTCCTCAACAATTCTCCTTCTTCATTTTGTTTAATCCAAATTATAAAATTTTCTGTGCTGTCGTTTACGATCTTAACTACTTCATCAATTCTTTCTATTTTTGTCAGTCTTAACTCTTCATTAAAATTGGTTGCAGAAATAGCCGTGTTGTTGAATAAAGTACCATTATATCTTTTCTCAGTTATAATTTCTTTTTCTATCAAATTAAGACTAGGCAAATCGTATCCATCCATTTTATATCCTATGTCATTTGGATTATTTAACATGATGGCCCAAGAACTGACAAATTCATAAAATAATTTCACCGCGTGACCTTTTAGCCTCCATTTTGAAGTGTCGCCGCCATCGTGAATGAAATACATGGATAGCATTTCTGTTCGTGTCATAATGTCTAAAAACTCAGAATGGTTTCCAAGTTCCATCGGATCATTTGGGGATGGCGTAGCTGTGCAAGCTAATTTATAAGGTGTTTTACTAAATGATTCTAAAATAGTTTTCTTAATTTGGCCTTCATAATTTTTTAAAATAGAACTCTCATCCAGGACAACACCTGAAAAAATACTGCAATCTATATTATCAAGCTGCTCGTAATTTGTAATTTGAATTGGCGAAAATCCATCATATTTAACTACATTAATTCCAAACTTTTGACCTTCTTTTATTGTTTGGCCGGACACAGCTAAAGGGCACAATATTAGCACTGGTTTACCTGTATATTTATTAACTTGATTTGCCCACTCAAGTTGCATCAATGTTTTACCCAATCCACAATCGGCAAATATGGCATACTTACCATTTTGTAATGCTCGTTTTACTATAAAACGTTGAAAGTCAAATAAATTTTTGTTTAATTGTCCATCTTTTACTTCAAAACCAGATTTATCTAATGTCTTAAATTTATTATTTAAAAATTCTTGATACGTCATTTTATTTTAATTTAATTGTTTTAAAACCCCCGGCCCGTTGTCTTTCCGCTGGGCCGGGGAAAACACTAGTCACAAAATTACATTGATGCGTTAAGTTCACGGATGAGCGCGTCTGCCATCTTGCAAGCGTTGTATGCTATATTATCATCATCATTATTAGGATCAATAGGAATCAGCGCCTGCATCGCTAATCCTGCGAAATACTCACGTTTTGTCAGGCCGTTAAACCCGGTGATCACGTCGTTTGGTTTTGTTTCAGTTGTCATATTGTTTGTTTTTTAATGTTATTAATTACGAAAATTTAAAAACCTCAGCATCG